CATGGTGCCATCGATGAGGTTGAGGGATGCGTCTGGCGCTGTGAGCGCAAGGGTAGGTTTGATTTCATCGCGAAGTTCGTCCGACACGAAAAGCAAGACGGGAAGTATTTCCCGCAGATCAGCGGCAAGCCTCCGGTCTGGTTCTGGCGTCCGGAGCCACGCCCATGAACCCGCTCGCACTGTGGATATTCGCCGGCATTGTCGCGATCGAGATTCCGTTCGTCATCGCCTTTTCGGCATGGATCGATCTGCTCGACGGCCACCCCAACACCAAAGCGGAGGACTGAACGATGGGCATTGATCCGAAGACTCTGCGGCCGGGTGACATCGTTCTGGTGCGGGGCGTGTTCGAAATCGGCGTCGTTCGCGTCGGCGGCTCGTGGCGTTCGTTTGAGTGCGTCAAAATAGTCCACGTCGAACCACGCCCTATCGAGGTAGGGGATACGGTGAAGCCGGCCTACGGCGCTGCGATCTACAAAGTCATCGCCGTTCATGATGGCGAAGCTTGGCTTGCTAGTCGATTTGGAACCACTCTCGCGCCCCTCGCCAACCTCCGCCACGCCCCTCATGACACCAGCACGGGGGAAGGGTGATGACGCTGCGCTACGGATCGGTTTGCAGCGGAATAGAGGCCGCTTCAGTGGCTTGGGCACCATTAGATTGGTCTCCGGTGTTCTTCTCTGAAATCGAGAAGTTCCCGTGCGAAGTCCTGGCGCATCACTATCCCGATGTCCCGAACCTCGGCGACATAACGAAATTCAAGGAATGGCCGGATGCAGATATCGATGTTCTCGTCGGCGGAACTCCGTGCCAATCCTTCTCCGTCGCGGGACTTCGCAAGGGACTTGCTGACCCACGCGGGAACCTCGCGCTCACCTATCTTGCCATTGCTTACCGCTATCGGCCCGAGTGGCTGGTTTGGGAGAACGTCCCCGGCGTCCTGTCGTCGGACGGCGGGCGGGATTTTGGAGCCTTCCTCGGGGGCCTGGGCGAACTCGGGTATGGGTTCGCCTACAGAGTGCTTGACGCTCAGTACGTCCGAGTGGACGGAATGGAGCGGGCCGTCCCGCAGAGACGACGGCGTGTGTTCGTTGTCGGACATTCTGGAGACTGGCGACGTGCCGCCGCGGTACTTTTTGAGCGCGAAAGCCTGCTCGGGCATTCTGCGCCGCGCCGAGAAACGGGGCAAGTCGCTCCCACCATCCCTAGCCGAAGCCTTGGCGGCGGTGGCCTCGGAACCGACTTTGACTGCGACGGCGGGCTCGTCACAAGCACCGAAGGCGTCAGCCACTGCCTGAACGCAGGCGGCATGGGCCGACAGGATTACGAGACCGAGACGTTCGTCGCCCATTCCCTTCGCGGTGAAGGCTTTGACGCCAGCGAGGATGGAACGGGCAGGGGCACGCCGTTGGTGCCGGTTCCATTCGATACGACTCAAATTACCAGCGCCGCGAACCGCAGCGTTCCGAAGGTCGGCGATCCTTGCCATCCGCTCGCTGCTGGAGCGCATCCGCCGGCCATCGCCTTCAATCAGGGGGAACTCAGACATGCCGATGCCTATGAAGCCGACGCCAGTGCGACGCTGTCAGTTCTGCGCCAATCGGTTGGAGCGGAAGCGTTCCGCGAATGGGTCCTTGGAATCCTTGTTGCACTTCAATCGCCGGAAGTTCTGCGGGCGTGGTTGCATGGCAAAAGCCTTCGAGCAGAGACCGAAGAAGGCAGACCCAAGCTGGATGACGGCGCACTACCACGCGAGGAAGACATTGCCGGAAGGCTGCTGCGCCAAGTGTGGCTCGACGGGCCGGACGGACGTGCATCACAAGGACGAGGACTGGCGAAACAACTCGCCGGACAACCTGGAGCGCTTCTGTCGGTCCTGCCATCTGAAGGAGCACCGTATAAAGGCGACCTGCACCGTCTGCGGAGCGCCCGTGAAGGGGCTTGGCTTCTGCGAGAAGCATTATCAGCGGTTCAAACGGCACGGCGATCCTCTGGCGGTGAAAGTGAACCAGCATACTCCGGTTGGGCAGTCCGCAGATTAACTCCAACAGAGTGCTCGCGCCTGCAGGGCTTTCCAGATGACTACCTGACGCAAGTCACGTGGCGTGGAATCTGTCCGCCATCGGACGGGCCGATGTACAAGGCGCTGGGCAACAGCATGGCCGTCAATTGTATGCGGTGGCTGGGGCAGCGGATCGAGCACGTCAACGCCATCGCTGCGTCCATCAAGTCGGAGGCCGCATAGATGCCCTCCACCCCCACACAGATCGGCGCGGACCTCCCCCGTGTCGGTACGGCGGCCGGAGCCATCCTCCTCCCGGCTTCGGTCGCCATCCTTCGGAGCATCCTGTCGGCATCCTTCCGGGCGCTGACGCGCGGTCGTGTTGTCGGCTTGTGTGTCCCTAAAGGGGTTCCCTGGCACCCCACCGATGAAAGCCAGGGACAGTTTTTCGATGCGGCTGCGGTTGATAGCCGAATTGGCCCGCCGTGCTTCGAGGTAGTCGAATTGGTCCGACCGGTTGCCGCCGTTCGGATAGTCGGAGCGCGGATTGCCGTCCGCTGCGCCGTGGTCGATCCGGTTCGCGCCGGCGTCTTGGAAAAGCTCAAACTGGTTTTTCGTCGCGTCTTCCATGGAAACCACCATGGAGGATGGGATGTCGCAGGTGTCCGAGAAATTGTCGGAGAACTCCGAAATGTCTGACGTGGCTGTCGCTGGCCAGATGCTGCGGGAAGGCTGGCCTATGGGGTCGGTCGGCGAGCGCATTCGCAACGCGGCGACGGTACTTCGCTGGTCATACAACCGCACCCGAGACGTTTGGTACGAGCAGGCCAGACGCATCGATGCTCACGAAATGGCGCGCCTTCGGTCCACGGCGGACAGGATAGGGCGGCGCGAACACGAGGCCGAAAGGCGAGCCCATGACGCAAGAGAAGAACTCGACAGAGCGCTCGCACTGGTTGCCTCGCATCTTGCCGCTGAGGCTGCGCAGGGCGATCGCGACGCGGCTTCTGCTCTTCGGAAGATCGTCGGCGCAATGGATATGGCCTGAGGGCTTTCCGCCGGCACCTGGGGCCGATCACGGCGAAGATAAGGGAGACGAGAAATGAGCGCAGTAGCTAAATCCGGTATCGAGAACTTCACCGACGCCGAGATCAAGGAAGAGTTCGAGCTTCGCGGCTTGAGTTCGGACGACGTCGATCCGGATATAGATGAATTCTCGGACAACGATATCCGCGATGAATATTTCAATCGCGAATTGGATCGCGCGGAAAGCGACTCCCGTGAAGCGTGCTTGCTTGCCGAGATGATCGCGGCAGGGGAAGCGGCGCGCGCTCTCGATCTTCTTGCTGAAATGCACCCCGGTCAATTCCAGCCCCATACTGTCGCGCGCATGGTTTCCGAGCGCAAGGCGGCTTGCGGGAGGCTGTTTTGATGGTCGGGTTTACGGTCGAAAAAGACGCCTTTGAAGGTCTGGTCAATCGGGTGTCGAAGGCGTGCGACACGAGGTCCGGGATTGTTATTTTGGGCCACATCAAGGTCGCCGCTGGCGACGGCGTGGTGACGGTTACGGCGACGAACCTTGACCAGACTGCGGAAGGATCAATTCCCGCTGAGGTCGCTAACGCGGGTTCGGTTTGCCTACCGTCAGGCCTGCTCGTGCCGTCGCTGAAAAAGACGCGCGGCGGCGAAGTCAGAGTGATGGCGGATGAACGCCGCGCCACGATCTTCATCGGCAAGGCACGGTTTCAGATGCCGGTATTGCCGACGGGCGACTTTCCCACAATGGAGATGATATCGGCGGGTGGGTCGCACGACTTCACCGTCCCCCGCCCTTTGTTGCAGGCCCTGCCGAAAGCCGTCGGCGTCTGCGCATCTACCGATATCACCCGGTTCTATCTAATGGGAACGTGCTGGGATGCATCGCCAGACGGGCTCAACCTGGTGGCGACCGACGGTCATAAGCTGGCGCGCGTCAGAGCCCCGGTGCCAGATGGCGCAGAGGGCATGCCAAAAATTATCGTGCCGTCCGCTCTTGATGAAATGGTCGCCAATCTCGGCGGTGATGATATCGGGGTTACGGTTTCCGACAGCTTCATTCGGTTTTCCGGCGCCGGCCTCGTCATCGCGTCAAAGCTGGTCGACGGGACGTTCCCCGACTATGATCGCGTCATACCGACCGGATGCGACAAGTCGGTGATCTTTGATCGCGGCGAGCTGACCGAGGCGGTGCGGCGAGTGTCGATCTACACGGCTGGCGAACGCGGTCTGTTGCTGAGCGTTTCGGATGGGGAGGCTGCGCTAGAGGGCTGGTCTCACGATTTCGGCGAGGCGATCGACAAGCTTTCCGTTGATGGCGATGATGAATTCGAGATCGGCTTCGCCGCAGGCAATCTCCTGGCTGTCCTGTCAAGCTATTCCGGCGACACCGTTCGGCTTTCTGCGTCCGACGGGCTGTCTCCGGCTATCGTCTCCGACCCCCTCGACGAAGATCGTCTTACGGTCGTCATGCCCTACAGGACCGCCAAGCGGATCGCGGAGGCCGCATGACCATCTGGTATCGCTACTCCGAAGAAACCCGCGCCCTTATCCACCGCATGGCATTGCAGGGGGTTTGCCTGCGGGAAATCGCACTGGCAACAGAGAAGACCGCAACGCCCATGACAACGAAGGCGATCAGCGGAGCGCGGCCATATCGGGAGGGCAAGGCCGAACGGCTCAATCATCCGACACCCGAACCATCACCCGAACCCGTCAAGGATCATGTCCAGTACGGCCGGATGGTCATCCGCAAGGCCACCCAGCGCACCGGCATTGAGGGCGAGTGGATTCCCCCCGTCTCTATCTCTGCTGGTGTGGAATGGGTGGCGTGATGGAGGCGATCAAGCGCGTCGAGGTCATCGGGAACTGCACTCTATACCTAGGGGATTGCGGAGAGATACTGCCGACGC